CACGTCGCACGGCGGCGATGTGTGGGGCCATGCATGGCGCACGATGGAAGAGGTGCACCGACGCGAGTTCCCGTTTTCCCTCTATCTCGAGCCATCGAGCCCGCTGCGCGAGGTCGTGCACGCCATGCAGGTGCTGGGGGCGCTCGGCCAGTATCGCGCGGCATGGACCGTCGAGCCGGTGCCGGAAAAATACTGGTCCCAGCGCCAGTGGGGGCTCCGCGAGGGGAGCGTGCTGGACGAGACTCGGGATACCAACGCACTGCTGCTGCGCCAAGATCGCCAGCCACGCTACGTCGCGAACGGCGCGGCGTATGGACGCTGCCGGCCCGGTTTCTGGAACGTTTCGGCGCAGCCCCACCTGCACGTGTTCGAGTGGCGGTCGACCTACGCCGTGGTCACCGAGCCGCTGGTGAACATTGACACGTGGGATGACCTGCGCGAGGCTGATCGGGTTCTCTCGAAACGAAACCAGCAAACCGAAGGGGGTGATTGATATGGCGAAGTCGAAGGGCGGCAAGGGCGGCAAGGGCAAGCCCAAGCCCTGCTGAGCAGATGACCGCGAAGGTGACAGAACTCCCTCGCCCCGACAACGGGGTGCGGGAGTTACTTGAAGGCGCGATGGGTCGGGGTTTCGACGAAGTGGTCATAGTTGGGTGGCGACGAGGTGACAAAACAATATCCACTGCCTATTCGAGGCACATCAGTCGGGCGAAACTAATCGGGGGTCTTGAAGAGGCGAAATTCCGGCTCCTGAACGACGCCTATAATCGTGACTGATTCCCGCCACCTTCGAGAAATGCAGCTGGCGCTCCGCGAGGAAGCGCTGCGCCGCCGTGAAGCCGATCCGTTGCGCAGCTTCGCGCCGCACAAGAAACAGAAATCGTTCATCGAGGGCGTGCTGAGCCGGAAGTACCGCCGCGCTTTCTTCCTGGCGGCCAACCGCGCCGGCAAGTCGGACGCGGGCGCCGCAGTGGTCGCCGAAGTCGCACGCTTCGGCTGGCCCGACGGTCGTGGCACGACCTACTACCACGCGGATATGACCATCACCGACCGGGCCACGTCCATTTGGGCCTCGTCCCTGGACTGGCCATCGTCGCGCGACATCTGCCAGCCGAAGCTCTTCGACAATGGGCATTACGTGCCCGGCCGCGGGCATGAGCCGTTCATCCCGAAGCGCGAGATCCAGCAATGGCTCCCTTCGCAGCAGGTGCTCAAGCTCAAATCGGGGTCGATCATCGGTTTCAAGTCGAACGACTCCGGTCGCGAGAAGTATCAGGGCACCGGCAAAGATCTCGTCTGGTTCGATGAAGAGCACGACAAGGAGGTCTATCAGGAGGCGTCCATCCGCGTCGAAGCGGGGCGCAGCCTGACGGTCATCGTGACCTGCACCATGCTGCCGCCGGAAGGCGTACCGGGCGGCGTGACGTGGACGTTCGACGAAATCGTGCGCCCCTGGCAGAAAGGTCTGCTGCCTGATGTCTTGGTCACGACGGCGAGCATCTATGACAATCCGCACATTGGCTCCGACGAGATCCGTTTTCTCGAATCGCTCTATCCGCCGGGCAGTTTTCAGCGCCGTATTCGCCTGGATGGCGAGCTTATTCCAGGCACCAGCGGCTCGCGGGCCTACACGGCGTTCAATCGCGAGCTACATGTACGCGAGCAGGAGGAATACTGGAACCCGCGGCGCCCGCTCATCTGGTGCTGGGACTTCAATATCGACCCACTCATCACCATCATCGGGCAACGTGACGGCCGAATCTTTCGGACCTTCGATGAATTCGTGACGGAGGATTCGAGCATCGCGGAAAACTGCGATCAGGTCTTCGACGTCTATGGCCGACATCGCGGCGAGTGGCTGGTCTACGGCGACGCCACCGGTGGCAACCGGACGGTGCAGACGGCCGAGTCGAGCTACAACATGATCGTCAAGCACATGCGGCCGAAAGGCGTCGTCATCCGCCTGCGGGTGCCGAAGACCAACCCGGCCGTGCGTGACCGGGTGAATGCCATCAACCACGCCCTGATGGACGAGCACCGGCTGGTCAACGTCGAAGTCGACCCGCGCTGCGAGGAACTGATTGCCGACCTCGAACAGGTCCAGCTGGACAAGCGCGGCGGCATCCGCAAAGTGACCAACCGCTCAGATCCCTACTACAAACGCACACACGCTTGCTTGGCGGGGGAAACCCGCGTTTCGACGCCGACGGGAACTAAGGCGCTTCAAGACCTACTTGTGGGCGACCACGTAATGACGCCGTTAGGAACGCGCAAGGTGCTGCATGCGGGGGCGATCCGAGAGGCGCCGGTGTTCGAAGTGGAGCTATCGAATGGTCGCACGCTTGTGGCTACTCAGGAGCACAAATTCTTCACTTCAAAAGGACTGGCGCTAACTAATGCTTTAAGCTACGGTATCGAGCTACTTGATGCCGAGCATGCGCTATGCCACCAACCTGCATTGAATTCGAGGGCCGAAAGTATTGGCTATCGGGCCGCTACTATCGAGCGAATCCAAAACGCGACACTAACGGAAAGCGACCTGGGCCTCGATAAACGTGTTCACGTCATTGCAGTGCGACGCTTGCCCGGGAGACGGTGGGTTTACGACATCACGGTTGAGCATGACCAATGCTATTTTGCAAATGGGGTGCTCGTAAGTAACTCGGACGCCTGGGGCTACTGGGTAGCCTACGAGGCGCCGGTGGTATCCCAGGAGCCGGACGCGCGCCGCGGCCCCATCCGCGTCCGGGATGGGAGCTACGCCACCCAGCACGTGCCCCGTGGCTGATCTCTGCCGGTGCTGCTACGCCGAGCTACGCGGCGCCGAGCGGGCCATCGGCACCTGCATCCGGTGCGTTCGTGATGTAAAGTACCAGAAGGTCACCATCCGCGAGCCGGGGTACAGCCATGCAAAATCGAGTGCGTCAAGGGCTGGCCAAGACCGACCTTCCCGCGAGTAACCCCGATCCCATCCCGGAGGGCGAGCAGGAAGTCGTCCAGGCCATACGCGCCTTCCGCCAGGAAGCCGAGAACAACCGTCGCCACCGCATGTGGATGAACCGGCGGAACCGCGATGCCTACATGGGGCAGCAGGATTACAGCGCGAAAATCGATGGCCAGTCCACCGAATTCGTGCCGAAAACCAGCGAAACGGTCGACCAGTTCGCGGCCATTTTCAAAAAGGCGCTGACCCAGTTCGGTGACTGGTTCAGCATCAAGATGGGCAAGAATTCGCCCATCAGCGACCGCACCGCGCGCGAAATTCTCAAGTTCTACCTCGAGCGTCTGCCGGACGGCGACACCACGACCAATTTCGCCACACGCCTGTCCGACGCCGCCAAGAGCGCGCTGCTCGAAGGGCTGATGATTTTCAAGGTCCACGGCTACCGGATGCCGGCCTACCAGTACCGCGTGGTGGACATGGCCGACGAGAAGGGCCAGAAGAAAGACCCGCGCGTCGAGCGCGTCAAGTCGATGCCCTTCCGGCTGTCCGTCGACCTCATCCCCTGGGAAGACTACAAGCCCGATCCGACCGGCCGGAAGCTGTACAAGATCCACACCGTCGAGCGCGACTGGCACGAGGTCGTGCAGATGGCCAAGGCCGGCGTGTATGACGAGGCGGCTGTGAAGGCCATCGATGCCGATTTCCGGCGCCAGGAGGAAGAGCGGCGGCTGCAGGGGATCACCGAATCGAAGTATCGCCGGCACATGGTGGTCGACGAGTTTTGGGGTACGCTGCTCGATGCGCAGGGTCGCATTTCGCACGAGACCGTGCTCGCGGCGATCGCCAACGACAAGTTCCTCATCCGCAAGCCGGAACCGTATCCCTACTGGACGGGCGAAGATCCTTTCGTCGCCGCACCGCTCATCCGCGTGCCGCACACCGTGTTTCACCGCGCGGTGATGGATGAAGTCGTCAGCCTGAACCACGCGCTGAACGAGCTTTTCAACCTCATGCTGGACGGCGGTATTGCCAGCGTGTGGGGCGTGCGGCAGGTGCGCGCGGACTTGCTCGATGACCCCACGCAGATCTCGAACGGCATCCCGCAGAACAAAACGCTGGTGCTGCGCGAAGGCGTGCCGGAAGGGATCATGGCCGTCGAGCAGATCGTCACCGGCAATGTGCCGCCGGAAGCCCTGCAGATGTACTCGCTGCTCGAAAAGGAACTGCAGGCCGCGGCGAAGACCAACGACATCATGCTCGGCAACCTGCCGACGCAGAACGTCAAGGCGACGGCCGTCGCCGAAGCGTCGAACGCGAGTTCGGCGATGATGGACGGCATCGCATCTGATGCCGAGCGCTGCATCGAGACCATCCTGTGGAAAGCCTGGACGCTGCTCATCCAGAACGCCGATTTTCTGCTCGAATCCGACCTCACGGAACTCATGACGAAACAGGAAGTGCTGGCGCTCGCGCAGCTGTCGCCGGCCGAGCGCTTCGCGGCACTCTGCAACGGGGCGAAGTTCCGCGTCTACGGGCTGTCGGCGACCTTGGCTAAGGCGCGCGAGTTCCAGAAGGTCATGGCACTGCTGCAGGTCGCGGCGCAGAACCCGATCATGTTCCGCGCGATGCTGATGCGGGTCGACGGGCTGCGCCTGTGGGACCGCGTCATCAAGCTCCTGAACCTGAACCCGGAAGACTTCGAGCGCGACCCGGACGTCGACGCCGGGCCGGAGATCAAGAACACCATGGCGCTGATGCAGTCCATGGCCGGCGGGGGCGGCCCGGGCGGCGCGCTGAGCGGCATGCCGGCGTCGAATCAGTCGACCGGGATGACCGGCGAGCCGGGCATGCCGAGCGAAATCAACCAGACGGCGCAACCCTCCCAGGTCACCTGATTGCAATTCCCTCCGGCTGGACCTACCCTAATGGGGAATTGACAGCCGGGGGTCTCCCGTGAGTCTCGAACTGGAAAAGGAATTGCTCGACGTCGCGACGTGGTACAACGCCCACCGCACGTCGATTACCGACGTCCACAAGAAACTCGAGTTCATGGAGAAGCTGAACGATCACCTTGTGTGGGTGCTCGGCCGCGTCGCCCAGGACATCAAGAACCTCGAGCATCGCGACAAGCGGGAAAACAACTTCCGCGGTTTCTTCCTCCCGAAGGGCATCAAGTTCCACGATGGCCTCCGAGTCCAGAACTGACGCGCACACGGCCGCGGCGAACGCCACGCGCGCCGTGGCGCTGCACCGCGGCTGGGGCATGGTCATCGCCGAGCGCGAGGCGCAGATCGTCGACGACATGGTTCACGACTACCGCGCCGGCAAGGCGACGGGCGAGCACTTGCTGGCCAAGGTCGCGGCGATCAGCGAACTGCGCAAAATCGAGTCAGAACTGGACCGCGACGCCAAGCTCAGCATCGAAAAGGCCACGCAGGCAATGGGGGCGAATCATGGGTAATGGACCGAAGGTCAAGCCGCACAACGACCACGTTGGCTACCACGGGCGCCCGGTCGGCGGCCCGATGGCGGCGCGCATGCCGCGCGACTACCACATGCCCGGCAGCGCGGGGCAGGGCCCGGGCGTCAAGCCGCACAACGATCACGGCAGCTACCGCGGGCGTCCGACGCCGGGCGCCATGGCCATGAAACCGCCGGCAACCTACGAGCACGCGCGCTCGGCGCCGCAGTGGAACACCGGCAAGTCGCAGGCGTCGCCCCAGGGCAAGCCGCCTCTCAAGTCGAGCAAGGCGGACTGAGCATGCCGCGCAAGGTCACGATCGAAGGTGATGACCTCGATTCGGTCATCCAGAAACTGGCCTACGGCGAGCAGCCGCCGGCCGCGCCCGCACCCCAACCGAAAGGTCCCACCATGCGAGAAGTGACGATCGGCGGGAAGACTTTCCTCGTCGAAGACGCGATGGCCGATGCGCTCGAAGCGAATGCCGCGGCCCAGGAAGCGCAGTTCGCCGCGCTGCGCGGCGAGTTCGAGACCGTCCGCCAACAGCTGACGCCGCCGGCGCCCGCCGCGCCGGCGCCGGCCGACGACCTCGACACCCTGCTCTTCACCAATCCGACGGCCGCACTCGAGCGCGTCGCGCAGAAGACCAAGCAGGAACTGCGCCAGGAATACCTCGTCGCCGACGCGCAGAAGGCGTGGTGGTCCGAGTTCTATGGCCAGTTCCGACATCTGGAAAAGAGCAAGGTCATCGTCGAGGCAGTGATGCGCGCGAACTTCCGCGAACTCGAGCGCCTGCCGGAAGACAAGCAGATGGCCGCGCTCGCCAAGAAGGTCGAGGACGAACTCGCCCCCTATGTGCTCGACCAGCGCCGGCGCGCGCCGGCGGGCGAGGGCGATCCCGGCCGTGTGGAAGGCGGCGGCCGCCCGTCGGTGATCCGCGGCGGCCCGCAGGGCACCGAAGATGGCGGCGCGGGGCAGCAGCCTGAGCGCCGCACCATCGCCGACATCTTTTCCGCGTCGCGCAAGCGGCGCCTCGATGCCCGCATGGGCCGGCAGCAGGCGGCTTCCTAATGGTGGAGTGCCGCGAAGTGGATATTGCTTGGCTCGCCGGGATCATGCGGACCCCGCAGAGGCACGCCTTCGCTTGGTAGACATTAACCGAGGACACGTAAGTGGCTGAATATACTTGGGTTTTCGACGCGCCGACAGGGACCTACAAGAACAATGCCCTGTCGAACGACATCCTCGAAGCTGCCATCGCGCAGTGCCAGGTGGCGCCGTTCGCGCGCAACGTGAACGGGTACGGCAAGGGCAAGGGTGAAAACGTCACCCTGACCCGCGTACAGAACATCAGCGAGCCGACGTCGGCCGTGCTGTCGGAAGTCTCCCGCATCCCGGAAGACTCGTTCAGCATCACCACGAAGTCGATCACCGTGCAGGAACTCGGCCGCGCCGTGCCCTACACCGAGCTTGCCGTGGATCTGGCCTACTTCGACATCGAGAACGCCATCCAGCGCAAGCTCACGCAGCAGCTGTCGCTGGTCGTGGATTCGCTGGCGATCGCGGGCTTGAAGAATTCCAAGCTCAAGTTCCAGCCGACCGGCCTGTCGAGCTACACGCTCAGCACCGGCGGCGCCGCGACTGTGACCGCGACGGCGAACATGAACGTGTATTTCGTCGAGGAACTGCGAGAAACGCTGTATGACGCCAATCAGGTGCCGCCCTACGAGGGCAGCGACTACGTCGGCATCTTCCGTACCAAGGCGCTGCGTGGCATCAAGCGTGACCCGTCCTGGGAAGAGTGGCACAAGTACACCGATCCCCAGTCGAAGTGGAACAACGAAGTCGGGCGCATCGAGTGCGTCCGTTTCGTCGAGACCAATCACGGCGGCACGGCGACGGCGTCGCTGGCACCGACTGCGATCCCGGGTCTGAACATCTGCGGCACCGGATCGGTGCTCGGCGAGGGTCTGGTCTTCGGTGACGAAGCGCTCTATCTGGCGGAAGTGTTGACCCCGGAACTGCGCGCGGGCCTGCCGGAAGATTTCGGCCGCTCGAAGAGCGTCGCATGGTACGGCATCCTCAAGTTCGACATTCCGTGGGACACCGCGAACGTCGGCGAGGCGAAGTCGATCCACGTCACGTCGCTGACCTGATCTGCGACCCAAGCACAGGAGCAAGCAAGCATGTATCAGCATGGGCAGATCCAGTACACCTTCCCGAGCGGCATGACCGCGACGGCGAGCGGCGACAAGGCATCATGGATGCCGGGCTATATTCCGCACATCGTGCGCGCGGTCGGCGTGACCTTCACGACCTCGGGCGCGACCACGTCGGGTGCGGTGTTCGCGTTCAAGACCCAGTCGATGGCGTCCGGCGCCGTGGCCGCCGATCTCGCGGTGCTGACCGTCGCCACGACCGGCTCGCTCGGCACCATCGTGTCGGGCCAGACGGTCTATCGCGATGGTCTGAACACCCGCATCGTCCCCGGCACCAAGCTCGTGTTCAACGTCCGCACCGCGGTGACCGGCGTCTGCGCCATCCGGGCCTGGGCGTGGCTCGAGCCGTCCTGGGAGACGCCGGCGAACGCGACCAACATGCAGTCCCTGACTGCCTGATAGGAGGCGACCATGGCCGCATTGGGCGCAAGCAATTGGACGGT